GCATAATAGAGCTGGTTCTGCGCATATTGCTGCTGCGCGTTGCTGAGCCCCGAGGAGCCGGTGCTGAAGATGCCGCCGCCGCCCATCGCGGGGATATTCGGGATCATCCATGCGTCAGACATCAACCCCTCCTAGACGGTGATCGCGAGGCGCTCGAAAGTGCCCGCCACGGATATCAACTCGATTTCAGGCTTGGCCTGCTGCGCCATCGTCACCTGCACGATCGGCGCGTGGCTGAAGCCGGTTAATCCGATCGAGACCCAGCCGGTGTTGCGCAGCACCGGGGCGCCGGCCCCGGCAGCGTCCCATAGCGCGGTATTCCACAGCCCCTGGTCCCACAGGTCCAGCACGCCAGGATCCGGCGCCGCCGACGGCGGCGTCGGCAGGCTGATCACGTAATCCAGCGCGCCACTGATCTGGGGCTGGAATGTCTCACCGCTGCGCGCCGAGAACACCGCGCGCGCCTGCTTCCAGGTGATGGTTTGCGCCGGGCTCTTGAACACTTCCCAGCCGCCCAGGATCGTGCAGACATACGGCACGTCGTTGTCGTAGCCGGTGCGGTCGGCCTGCATGATCTTGCCGGTCTGGGTGCCAAAAAACATGTCGTCGCCGAGTTTGGCAAAGCAGGTCGCATCCCAGCCGGTGTAGCGCGCCCAGGCGCCAGTGGCGGCGTTGACGATCGCACAACGCTGCTCGCCCGGCGCGCCGCCGGGCCAGGTGACGAAGATGCCGCCATAGGCATCCCACTTGCACATCGTCCAGGCCCACGCCCGCTTCGCCAGCACCTCGTCGCGCCACATCGGCTTGATCGAGCGCGTGATGGCGGCGAGCTCGAGCTCGGCGCGGTCCTTGGTGATGGCGCCCGAGGTGGGGAGGATGCCATCGACGCACGCCACCAGCAGGTCGCCACCGATCGACAGCGTGGCGTTCTTGCCCATCGGCGGCGACATGTCGTAGCGGCCTTCCTGCTTCCAGGAGGCCGCGGCAGAGGGATCGCTACCGGTGAATACAACGATCTCGCCGAGATCACTGCCGAACACGATCTTGTCGTCGATGCCGTCGCCGGCGTCGATCGACCAGGTCGCGCAATACAATAGCTTGCCGCCTTTGGTGAACGCGCCGGAGAGCGGGATCATCAGCAGCGTGCCCTGCACGGCATTAAGCGGCAGGTACCAGGCGTTCATCGAGTTCAGTTCGATGAAGAACCAGCGGTTGCGGTACTTGCAGACGTGGGTCAGGTTGGCGCCGGTGGCGACATTGGTCGAGCCGGGGCCGCTGGCGTTGATTTGGCCGGCGCTCAGCGTCGTCCAGCTGGTGCCGTCGAAGCGGATCGGGAAATCGCCGCCGTCATTGACCGCGATCAGGTAATCACCCGACGCGTTGGCAAGCTGCGAGGTGGAGTAATTGCCGTTGGTCTGGCCGCTCTTGACCAGCACCGGCGTCGTCGTCGAGACGTCGTAGACCTTGGCGGCATTGGCGTAGAACATCTTGCGGTTGATGGTGCCGCTGGCGTAGCTGAAGGCGGAAATGATCGGCGTCGTCTCCGGTAGCTGCGCCCACAGCGTGCAGCCGCCGCGGACCTTGGCGCCCTTCATCGTCGGCGCCCAGTTATCCATGATCAGCGCCGCACCGGGCTGCATGTAGCTTTCGTTCTCGTTCAGGATCAGGCCGCGCGTCGGCGCCGGAAACGTGATCGTCTCCTGCTTGGCGGCGACCTGCTGCTGGACCGGGACGCGGCGCTGGGCGGCATGCTGGCTCATGGCATCGGGTACGGGTACGAGGCATCAACACCTTGCGAGACCGGTCGGCGGCCGATGATGATCGGCGCCGGCGTGTCGCGGCCGGCGATCGAATTGAGCGCGTCGCCATAGGTGCCCATGTCCTCGGCGTAAGCCGCGCCCTTGTTGGCTTTCCATTGCCAGATCATGCCCAGCTTCAGCAGCCGCTCATCGAGCGCGAAGCTGTCGCCATCGGCCTGGAAGCTGTCACCGACGCCGCCGGCGGCGAGCGTCACGCAGTTCTTGTGCACATAGGCGAAATAGGCGGTGGTGCCGGCGCCCAGCGTCGGCGCGATCAGCATCTGGCCGCCCAGCATGGTCCACTCGCCCCAGGCGTCGTACCAGCCGAGCGCGCGGCGGTTGATCCACTCGTCGGTATCGGGGATGAATGCCATCGGGTGCATCGGGTCGGTCGAGCGGTAGACGTTGGCGGTCAACAGCATGCGCTTGTAATTGGCCGGCAGGTCGAAGCCGGCGGCGACGCCGGTGCCGGTGAAGACCTGCGTCCTCTTCAGCTTCGACCAGTCGCGGAAATCATAGGCGATGCGCTGCGCCATCTCGTTGGCGAGCGACAGCATCTCCTGCATGGTGCGGTTGCCGGTGAGGTTGGTGAATATGCTTTGCGGCACGGCAACGCCGACCGCCAGGCAGACATCCTTCACCACCGACAGGATCGTCATATCTTCACCATCGCTCCGCACTTTTTACATCGCCAAACATCTTGCTTGGCTGTTGGCGCCATACCACCGTGGTCACGCAGCGCGCAGACCAGCCTGCGCCACCATTTTCTCATGCCGCGCTAGCTTTCTCCGGCGCAGCATTACGCGCCATCCGCACCAGGGTCTTGCGGTTGAGCGCGCCAAGCGGTGCCTGGCCGGTGTTGGCGGTGATGAACTCGCGCAGCTGGGATAGGTCCATGCCGTCGAACTCGTCGCCGTTCTGCTTCGGCTCCGCTGCCTGCGCCTTCAGCGCCGCGAGGTCTTCCGCCATGGTGGCGTTCATGGCGCGCAGCGCCTCGAGCTCGGCCTGCACCTGGGCGCTGACGGCGCCAGTTTGCGTCGTTGCGATGTATTCCATCGCGGCATTTTTCATGTCCCTGCCACCCTGGCCGAGGTTCTTCAGCTCCTGGCCGTCGACGTGCGCCAGCGCCTCGACGGTGTAGATGTTTTGCGCGCGCAGCTCGGCGCGACGGGCCTCGGTCAGGAAAGGAACGTATTGCAGCGGTGTGCCGACCTTGGTCTGGGTCGCATGCGCCTTGAACTGCTGGTACTGCCGCCGAAAACGCTCGGCATAGGTCACCTTGACCTGATCGCCGGTCATCGGGTCAACAACCCAATTCGAGAACGATGTCGCCGGGTGCGCGCTCCAGTTCTTGGATCCCGGGTAGTGTAATTCGACAATTTCCTCATCGATGAACACCGGGCGACCTGCCGCGAGGGAGGCAACCTCATCCTTGACTGCGATTTCTTTGAAAATGGCGACGATGTTGTCGTCAGGATCTTTGGCGGGCATAGATCATTCCTCTGGTTTTAAGGGTCCGGGGCCGTCGCCGCTCCCACAACAACGGCCCCGGTTTTCAGCAGGTCGGGTATCTAATCCACCCGCCGAAATCAGGTTGCCGGTGTCGGGTCGTACATCCGCCAGTTAAACAGCGGATTGGTCATCGTGAGCTCGCCCATCCAGCCGATGAATTGCGCGATGGCGTCCTTGTCGATCGGCATCTGGCCGTCGCCATCGAATAATTTATCGAAGTTTCTGGCGGGGTTGTAGCGCAGGCGGAAACTGTCGGTGTTGATGCCGAACGTTGTATCCGACGGCATATTACTGCCGATGCCGCCGTCGAGAACGATCTCGGCCCGCTTGCCGCCGCCGATATATTCCAGCGCCGAGAAGCCGAGCTTGCCCATGCTGGTATCGTTGGTCTGGTGCTGGATGGCAGTGGTTGCGGCGTCGTAGGCCGCGTAGTGCTCCGGCGACATGATCAGAAGATCCGCGTAGTCCTTGCCGCGGCTGGACTTGGTCATGACGACATTGAGGATCTGACGGACATTGTCTTTCGTCAGCTGAGTTAGGGCCGGAACGATCGCGCCGCTGAGGCTGGTGTGGATGTTGTAGAGCTTGGTCTGCCAGATCGTATTGACGCGATCGATGCCGCCATAGACGCCGGTGGTGTTCGCGATCGGCACCGCGGTGCCGAGGCCGGTCAACTGCTTGCCGCCATTGGCGGAGCCGTCGCCGTAGAGGGCTGCGTCCATGGCGTCCTCGAGCGCGCGCTCGGCGGCCTCCATGTAGGCGTCGAACACGTCCATCAGCTGGTTGTCGCCCTGATTGTTCAGGATCTCCTGCATCGACAGCACGATCGGCACCACGACCTGCTTGGGGTCGTAGAACGCGTCGTTGAACAGATCGATCGCCGGGTTCAGCAGCTGGTCGTAGCCGTTGTACCACTGCGCGACGTTCTTGGAGACTTGCAGCGTCTGGCGGATCCGGGGACCGGAATAGGTCTGCCAAAGGCCTTTACGTTTCAGCACCGCCAGCAGCGCGTTGTTGTTGCTGACGAGATCCTGGTAGGATGACGATCGATCTTCGAGCGCCATCGAGAGCATCTGCTGGTATGGCGCAGTAGTGGCAATATTGGGCACGGCGGCCTCTCCATCAAAAAGGGTTCAGAGGGTTAAAGGCCGCCGTTCACGCGTTTGATCGCGTTGGCGATGGCCTCGCGTCGGCCGACTGGTTTTTCTGAACGCCGCGATGCTGCTGCAGCTTGTGATGCAGCCACACCACCGGGGGAGCCGGAGATGGACCTGTCAGCGGGTCGGGTCTGAGCCGATGGGGTATCGCCGCGGGTCTGAGCCGCATGGGTGGCCGGAGCCAGGAGCTCGGCCCTTCGGTACGCGGTCTCAAGATCAAAGCCGAGATCGAGCTCGTTCTTGATCAGGGCGCCCAGCTCGTCGAAGCGCGGGTGACTGTCCGCGAATTGATCGACCTGGGAGCGCGTGTACGCGAATTGCTGCTGAGTATGCATCTGCTGCAGGGCATGCTCAAGCCCCGATATCTTCTGATGCAGGGCGCCGATCTGGTGGCTGGCGGCAGTCTGGCTGTTGCCCATCTGGATCTGCTGCAGCGCCTCCGGCGACTGGCTCAGCACGTGGTAGGCGATGTCGCGCAGGCCGAGGCGCTGCCCGTCCGGCGACTTCAGATTGAGGTTGTTGACGATGACGTCGAGGCCGCCGACCACGTCCTGGCGCAGCTTCTGCTCCATCGAGGTGTAGTTGGTCAGCGCCCGCTCCAGCGTGGTGCCGTGCTGCTGCGCCATGTGGTGGAAGTGCGCGATCGGCTGGAAGGCGTCGGCGACCGGCTTGAGCTGGTTGTAGGCGTTGCCGAACTCCTGATGCATGCGGTGGATCTCGCCGCGCACCGGCTCTGGTGTGTCGGCCCAGGCCGCCTTGGCGTGGTCCGCCATACGCTGCGGCGGGTCGCGGTAGGGGGTGTTCTCCGGCAGCTGACGCACGGTTTGTGCGTTTGCACGCGGTTGCGTGCCATTTGCGCTCTGTTGCGTACTATTTGCGCTCTGTTGCGCACCATCCGCCGGCGGTTGCGCGCGCGGCGCGAACCGGCCGCGGTCGCGGGGCTGGTCGTCGGGTCGCTTCTTTAGGTCAATCTTTTCAGTGGGTTCTGGCGGCTGGTTGTGGCCGGCCTTGGCCTCGGCCGGCGGGGGGTTGCGTTTAGGGGCTGCTTTTTCGGCCTCTAAATGCACCCCCTTGGCCTTGGCGTCTTGTTGCCGCGTGGCCTTGTCAAAGGCGGCCTGGATCGCCTCGCGCCGGGTCGGCGGCGGCTTGTCTGGCGCCTGGCTGCCGACCGGCGTCGGGCTCCCCGGCTGGTTGGTATCGATCGGAACTTCGTGCTGGACCTGAGGGGTGGGGTTAGGCGCGGACGGTGGCGCCGCTGGAGCGGAAGTATCGGTCATAACGGTCTCCGTGGCCGGGCTGAACCGGCTGGGTGGCCGGTCTACCGGACCGGACTGCGGAGATACCCGTTACGGACACTGTGTCCGGTCAGCCGGAAATGGCCGGGAAATAGCGGGAATTACCCGGCGGATTTCCCGGCCGGTCGATGACCGGCCTTATACTTCTCGATTGCGACCTTGATGGACTGCTTTCGCGCCTGCTTGACCTGGCGGTCGGTGCTGGCGCGGGCCTTGGGCTTGAGTTTCTCGTTGCCGACTTCGATCAGGCCGAGGGAGCGTCCGACCGCGCGAAATTGACGCTTACTGGTATAAAATTTGCCGTCAACCTGTTCTGTAGGTTCCATAATATCGGAAATGACGTAGGGCAGCGGCAACTCGCCCCGTTTGGGCGGCTCGGCCTGCGTCACGAAGGCCCAGCTGGTCGGGCCGGTCTGCACGTACAGCCGCGCCATCAGCCGCCGTCCCGCCTGACGCTGGGGATATGAGGCGTGACGTTGTCGCGCGTCAGCTGGCCGGCCCGCTCGCTCGGATCCTCCGGCTTGGTCCGCTCGATGTAGTCCGGCGTCTTTTCCCGGATCAGCCGCGCCCGCTCGGCGGGGTCAGGATCAGGTTGCTGCTTCGGCGTCACGGCCTGGGGCGTAATCGCGGTCGCCCAAGGCTCGTTGATGGACACGATGTCGGCCATGTTTCACCGCTTGGTCTTGGTCTTGGTCTTGGGATGCGTCGACTTGAACTCGCCTTCCTCCTCGGCCTGCTCGATCTCGTCCTCGAGCTCGTCAGGATCCGCCGGATCCACATCGGGATCTGTCTTGGCGATGCCCCAGCTTCCCTTGTCGGAGCGCTCGGCAGTCTTGTCAGGGGGCTCGGGCGTCTTGCCTTCCGGGTTCATGACGGCGAAAGCCCCGGCCTCCGTAAACGTGAAGCTGGCCTCCCCGCTCACCTTGTCGCCATTGGCCACAGTCACCGGGTAGCTGCCAGGCGTGGTGGCCGTCGACGGCTTGACAATGGTCGTCACCCGGCCGCCGTCGACAAAGGTTGTCGGCTCCTCGCCACCATTGAAGCTGATGACGCTACTCTCGGTGAAGCCGATCCCCGATGCCGTCATGGTGATATCGGGGCCGCCGATGACAGCGGTGTTGGGGCTGATGCTCTCGAGGATCGGCGGCTCTCCCGAGGGCAGGGTCAAAGGCGGCGGCACGTCGGTGTCGTCGTGGCGCGCGTCCTCGATCTTCTTGATCTGCCCCAGCGACAGGCCGTGATGCTCGCCCTTCCGGGTGATGCCGGTCTCTGCCGTTTCCCTGTCGGCTGCGTCGCGCTGGTCGAGCTCGTCGCGCTTGTTGCGGTCGTCGTCGTCGTAGCGCTTAGCTGCTTTGCTCATGTCTGGGTCCAGTTCACGGTTGCCGTCGCAACGCCGCCGCTGCCGTTGACGACATAGACCGGCGAGGTGCCGGCGCTGGAGCGCTTCGGCGCACTGCCAACCGTCAGCGACGTCGCGCTGACGTAGTTGGTGTTCTGCGCAACGCCGTTGAGATAGACGACGCTGGTGCGGTTATAGTTGGTGCCGGTCACCGTCAGCGTGGTGGTGCTGCTGTTGGCGACGTTGTTGGCGCCGGTGGCGCCGGTCGTGGTCGGTTGCAGCGGCGTGGTTGGCGTCATGCTGGAGGCGTGACTGGCATTCGGCCCTGCGGCAATGATCGCCGCCGACAATGCCGGGCCGACACCGACCATCTTGAGCTGGCCGAGCGCGCTAGGATTGCTGCTGGCCGCGGTCGACGAAGTCTCGCTGCCGCGCGCCTCGTGGGTGTTGGAGATGCCCTGCCCGCCGTTGATGGCGGAGCCGGAACTGGCGGGGGCGGTGTTGGTCGCCGCGGTCGAGGTGGCAAAGGTGATGCTGACCGGCCAGGTTGCGCCGGCAGCCTCATTGATGGTGCTCTTGACGTCCCCTGCCAGCGTCGCATCCGGCAACGGCCTCGGGATGCCGTCATCGGCGTACGGCTGCAGCCAGTCCAGCGACGGCGTATTGCCGACAAAGATCAGGTTGGTCGGCGGCGTCGGGTTCGCTGCCGTCACGGTTAGGGGATTTTGTGCCATAGGGTGCTCCTCACCAGCGGCTGATGGTTACGCGGCGTCCAAAATGTAACACGCCGGGGAGCTCTTGAGGTACGGCGGCGATAATCCTCGCAGTGTCGCGGGCCTCGGACGCGGTTAATATACCCGTCACGGGCGGCAGGACAAGGTTGCCTGTGATGGCGGCGGTGTCCATGGCCTCGACCGCGACCACGATGCCGGATACCGGAACCGCGCCGAGCGCGCCGGTAACGACCACAATGTCGGAGCCTTCGAGCGCGCCCAAGATGCCGCTGATGCCGGCGGTGATGGTGCCTGATATCAGCGCGGTGTCGGGCGCCTCCTGGGCGCCCAGCGTGCCGGTGATGACGGCCGGCGTGGTGACCGTGCCGTTGATCAGCACGGTGTCGGGCGCTTCCGCGGCCGCCAGCGCCGCGTTCCAGCGGGCTATTGCGGTAATCAGCGCTGTATCGGTGGCCTCGGAGGCCGCCAGCGTCGCGTTCCAGCGCACGGCGCCGGCGAAGGCGGCGGTATCGGGCGCCTCGCTGGCGACCAGGATGCCGGCGTTGCCGGTCACCGTTCCCGTAATGGCTACCGCGTCAGGCGCTTCCAGGGCGTTCAGGGAGCCAGAAATCTCACCAGCCGTGGTGACGGTGCCCTGGACCAGCGCCGTGTCTGGCGCCTCCACAGCGGCCAGGGCGGCGTTCCAGCGTGTCGCACCGTTGATCAGCGCGGTGTCTGGCGCCTCGGTGGCGGCCAGCGTCGCGTTCCACCGCGTCGCACCATTGATCAGCGCCGTGTCGGGCGCCTCGGTGGCCGCCAGCGCCGCGTTCCAGCGCACGGCCCCGTTGATCAGCGCGGTGTCGGGTGCCTCGGTGGCGGCCAGCGCCGCGTTCCACCGCGTAGCGCCTGATATCAGCGCGGTGTCGGGGGCTTCGGCAGCGGCCAGCGCCGCGTTCCAGCGCGTTGCGCCTGATATCAGCGCGGTGTCGGGTGCCTCGGTGGCGCCCAGCGTGCCAAAGACGCCAAGCCGCCCGTTGATCAGCGCGGTGTCGGGCGCCTCGATTGCGCCCAGTGTGCCGGTGACGCCAGCCGGTGCGCCGCCGTCCCACGCCGTCCATCCGCTCGGCAAGCTGGTCGGCGTGGTATTGAGGACCGACGTACTGCCATTCGACAACAGGAATTGCTGCGCATACCAAGGACCGGCGGTGAGTTCGATATAGCCGGTGCCCGCAACCGGATCGCCGCCGAAATAGAACGTCGAGCCGACGCTCCAATAGCTGCGCGGCAACGACCCGGTATTGAAGTCGATCCAGATCCGCAGCGTAAACGGCAGCGATGTCTGCACTGTCGAGGTGGTATCAAATCCGGGGCTGTTAAAATCATTGCGCAGGATCGTATAAGTGCCCTGCGGCACATAAACCCACGCATTGGCGTCAGCGCCATAGGGGTTTGCGCCAGGCTTGCCGACACCGGTCGCGGTATCGCTCGGGCTTGCACCGGCAATTGTAATTTCAAGGACGAGCTTGCCGCTCGATTTCCCGACATCGCCGCGAACGACGTTGTCATAACTGTTGCTTGTAAACGTCGCAGTGAGGTCGCCACCGCTAAGGTTGCAATTAACCTTGTCGAGTGGGTTCCACGTCGACACTATGCATCACCCGACCTGTTCAGTAATCTGTTTGCAGTCGTCGTTCTGGAACGTGCCTTCCATCGCGCCGATGCTGCCGTTGACGAGATCGAACACTGCGTTGCCCTCGCCAGGCGGCACGCCAAACAGTCTTTCGAGTTCAGTAAAATCGGCGCCGTCGTGAGTGTGCAGCATGACGGCGCGCACCCGGGTACCAATTTCGTAAGAGCTGCGCAGGATCGAAACGTATTGTTTGAGCAGCGCCGCCTGCGAAGCCACCGTTTGGTTGCTCATGTCGATCTGAATAAAATCGCTCGCCATGTCGGCTCCTATGAGTGGGTGATGCTGGCAGCCGTGATGTTGACGCTCTGGCCCGACGTGATCGACAGCGAGTTGAGCTGCACCTCGCCGGAGCCGACGCCGCAGACCAGGCCCGAGACGATCACGACGTCGGCGGCGGTGCGGATCTCGGCCAGCGCCGCGGTGCCGGTCGCGGAGGCGTTGACCGCGGTCGGCAGCGTGATGGTCAGCACCGAACCCGACACCGTGCCGACCGGGTTGGACAGCGTATGCGTCGACAGCACGCCGGTGGCGCCGGACAGCGCCGAGGTGCCGATCACCAGCTTGGGGACGGTGCCGGCGCCGGTCGCGGCGACGATGGTCTTGGCGTTGATGACGTCGGCGACGTCCTGCATGCGGTTGGTCTTCAGTGCAGCAATATAGTTGACGGCCATTGCGTTCTCCTATCGTTGATACTCGTCCTGCGCGGCGAGGCCGCCCATCGCTGCGGCGCCGGCGACGCCGTACATCGGGATCTGCTTGAGGATCAAACCGCGGCGTACGATCTCATCGCGTGGCATCCCGGTCAGCCGGTGCGTGGTCTCGATCGAGCGGTTGATGTGATTGATCATCGGGCCTTCATAGTCGAACACGCTACCGGCGCCCTCGGTCTTAGCCTTCTTCAAGCCAGCCCAGCCGACATCCTGAAAGCCGCGGGCGTCAACGCCGAGCTTCTGCGCCTCCTGGCGCAGCGTCATCGTCGCCGGCCCGTACCATTTTGGCTGCATGTCTTTCAGCGTCGGATCGAATGCGGTCATCATCTGCTCGTCGATGGTGCCGGCGTTCTTGTTGCCGAGATAGGCTGAGGAGAAATCATAGCGTTTGGAATTGCCTTCCGGCCAATGGCCCTTGCCCTGCTCAAAATATTTCTGCGCCTGCTCCATGTTGCCGGACGCGAACCGCCCGCCGATCGGCGCCGGCATCTCGTAGGCGCGTTGCGCCGCGTTCTGGCCCTGCTTGTTCAGGTAGTTGGCGTAATGCGACATCAGGAAATTGTCGTAAGGCGAGGCGCCGCCCGTGGTCGCCGCCATGCTGTCGGCGAACTCACGTTCGAACGCAGCGCGACCTTCCTTCGGCCCGAGGTGCTTGATGTACTCCTGCTCCAGCTGGCCCATGTGGTACCAGCGGTCACTCTCCGGCACCTTCTTGCCTTCCTCGAAACCAGCACGCAGTCGCGCACGGATGTCCTCGGTGCCGTACTTCTCCGTCCACTCCGCCTGGCTCTTGGCGCTCTTGGGCTGGCCGGTGACGCCGGTGTCGGCGAACGGCCCATAGTTGGCGGGGTCGACGTCGAACCGCTTAGCCGGGTCGAAATAAGGATCGTAGCCATAGCGATCCATGTTTCGCTGAATGATGTTGCGGTCCTTGCTGAACTGCTCGGCTTCTGGCGTCAGTTTTTTCTGTAGGAAGAAGCCCGGCTCGGCGTCCTTGGCGAGCGCCTCATCCCAACTGGCGTAAGGCACCGGCTCCTTGAACGCTTTGCTGGTAAATTTTCCCGGCTTGTTGGGGTCCGGCATCTTCGCCATCAGATCCGCCGGGCCAGTCCCAGGATAGCTCTCGGCGTATTGCGGGTACTTGCCGTGCAGCGCCTCGGCCTTCAGACGTGCTTTCGCCATCGACGGGTTGAGGATGTCGCCGGGTGCGACGCCCTTGGTCGACAGCCCGCCGCCGGAGGCGCCCATCGCCACCGCGGTGGCTTGCTCAATGTCGCTGGGGCGGATCTGCACCAGGCCGCCGGCAGCGCTATTCAGCACCGGGTTGGGATCGGTCAGCGTGCCGAATGGCGCGTTCATGCGCGACCAGTCGATGTTGTCCTGCGCCGCCAGTTCGCCCATCATGCTCATGAGACCAGCTCCCGGTAGCGGCGCTCGTGCTTGGCGCGCTGGTGTTGGCCGGCATCGTCGAGCACCGCCTCGATCAGCTGATCCTCAGCAACCCTGTTGATCACGAGCTGCGCCAGCCGGGTCATCGAAAGGTCACGGATCCTGGCGCAGTTTCGCAAGTATTGCATCGGCTCGGTTTCGGGGTGCAGAAACACCGTAACGTGCATTTGGTTACGGTTTCTTGTGGTGTGACGGCTCATCGCTGCGGCCTCCCGACGGGTTGCTGCATCCTGAACGTATTCATCTGCTGGCGCTCATTGGCCTTGGACTGCATGTCCTGCTGCTTGGCGGCGTGCGCCTGCGCTTGCATGTCCTGCTTGACGCGATCGGCCTGCATCTTCTGGCCGATCTCGATCATGTGCGCCTGGTGGCTCTCGCGGCTCTCCTGCGCCTTCTGGCCCTGCACCTGCATCTTGGCCTGCTCGTCGCCGGCCTTGGCCTGCAGCTTGATGCGCTCGATCTCCTTGGCGTTGTTGAGCTCCCAGGTCTTGTGGCGGTCCTTCTGCTCCAGATCCGCCTTGTGCTGCTCGGCGTCCTGCTTGATCTTCTGCTGCGCGGTCTGCTGCTTGAGCTGCTCGACCTGCAGCAGCGGATTGCCGCCGGGCTGCGGCTGCTGCGCCTTGGCCTTCATCTGCTCGACCAGCTCGTCGATCGCGCCGTCGAGGCTCCTGCCGGCGCGGAATGGCGCGGTGGCAAACTTCAAGAGCTCGCCGCAGAACTCGGCGGTCTGCGGCTCGGCGGTGATCATCTGGCTCAGCTGCGGCAACAGCTGACCGAGCACGCCGACGAACTCGGTACGGGCCTGCTTCTCTGCTTGTTCATCCGCCAGGATGGTGCTGTCGGTCTCGATGTCGAGCACGAACGACTTGGCGCGGTTGTCCTTCAGGAAGTGCAGCACCTGCTCGATGGTCGGCTGCTCACGGAGTTTTTGTAGCTCGCGCGCCAGGCTCTGCATCTGGCTGTTCAACTGCTGCAGTTGTTGCGACTGCGGATCCTGTCCGGGCGCTGTCGGCGGCTCTGCACCACTCTCGCCACCCGCGCTCGGCTGCTGCGATGATGTCAGCATTGGTTGGGATTGCTGTTGCTGCTGCATCATCTGCGCCTGCTGCTGCAGGCCCTGCAGCTGGCCGATGATCCGCTGCGCCGCCTGCTGCTGCATCTGCTGTGTCGGCAGCTGGGTCTGCGACATTTCGATCATGGTGACTTCGTCGAAGTGCTGCGTCACGATCTCGAGCGTAATCTCGACGATGTCGCGTGCGATCCTCACTAGTTCCTGTTGTTTGTCCCGTGTACGCGTAGAGCCATTCTGCGTTTTCAGCTGTTGGGCGCCAAGGGTCTCGCTCGGATCCGTGGCTCCGCGCATAATGTCGCTGATGCCCATGATCTGATAGATGTCCTCGATCACCTGCTTTCGCAGCAGAACGAGCGCCTGGATCGTCGTCGCGATCTGATCTATCGGCAGCCATATGATGACTTCCTTCGAGCCCCCGAAAGCCGCCCAATTACTGATGGGCACCAGCACGCGACCCGGTGTCTTGATCGAGATCGCGGCCTGCACCGCGTCGGCGATCTCGGCGCCGCCACTGGGATAGAAGCCTTTCACCTCCAGCGCATCACTCAGCGCGTGGATCCGTCCGGTGAGCAGGTTGAGCTCTTCGAGTTGATCACGATACTGCAAGACATCGGGGACGGGGACGAGGCTGCCGCGCTGACAGGTACCGTACGCAGGCTCAGGACAAGGGAAGAACTCTCGCAGCTCAAGATGGGGATCGTCCTCGTCGAGGATGAACTCGCATCCCTGGGCGACCCAGACCACCCGCTCTGACGTGCGGTCCCAGATCTCCCAGAACTTGGCGCGCTCGCGCTTGTCGGCGCCGCCGATCTCCCTGAGCTCTTTGTCAACCTTGTACTCCGCGCGTTGGTACTCGTCCTTGCTGGTGCGGTAGAAGCGCTTGCGCGCCTCGGCCCGCGTCAGGTAGCTGGCGGCGGCCACCCAGGTCACCTCGCGCCAGTTGCGCGCGATCGAGTGCAGGAAGTCGCGCCGCATCTTGAAGTCGACGCAGACCTTCTCGTGGCTGTAGAAGCCCTTGCCCTTGCCGCTCTCGTAGCGGCACCAGGCCACGCCGCGGTCGATCAGCGCGAGATCGTCGCGCACCAGCTTCATCAGGCCGTCGATGTTGGCTAAGTCAAACGCCACGATCGTGCAGCGCTCGGCTAGCTCTGACGCAGCCTGGTAAACTGGTCGTCGATCTTTGAACTTAGGCGTGACCACAGGTCGGGGAGGCTTGGCGTAGATGCTGGGCTTGATGATCTCGGAGTTGGCCCAGAACATCTGGAACTCTTTGTCGCGGTGCATATCAGCCAGGCGGGCGAGGCTGGCGTATTGCTTGTCGATGTTGTCGCAGCGGGCGTTGTAGTCTTCGAACGCGTCTTCGCTCTCGGTGAGAAGGTTGATCCACGCCTTGGCGCTCTTCGGCTCAATGCTCGGATCGAACTCCAGGTCATCATGGCGGATGTCTTCCTCGATCGGCGGCGGCTTCTTTTCCTCGGGCGGCAGCAGCACGCGTCGCGCCATCAGGGATACTCCCACACGTTCGAACAGACCGGGCAGGTGATCGCCAGCCGGCGTCCGACCCGCCGCACGGTGCGGGCGTCGATCGAGCCGCAGTTGGGGCAGGGCTGCCCGCCAGCCGGCTCGGCTGGCAGCGGTAGATCACCGCCCCAAACCGCCGGTTTCACCGGCAGGCTAGCTGCAAAGACCTCCTGCGGGGTCACAGGGGGCCGCGGAGCGGGTCTGGGCTCGAGCAGCACCATCGGCTCGCCGACCGGCTCGGGCACGTCCAGCGCATCGGCAGCCTCGGTGAGCAGCCGTGCGGCATCATTGCCGAGCAACGCCAGATCCCAGGGATTGCCGCTTGTCTGGCTGGCTTTGATGGCGGCGGCGCAGGTGCGCATGCGGTCGACGAGCTCCCTGGTCATAGCCTAATCCCGCGTCTGGGCGTGTTAGGCGGCGGTGGGAGCGTGAAGCCGGCCGGCTGAACTACCTTGATAACCCTTTTCGGCTCCGGCTTCCAGCCCTGCGCCAGGTAGCGGAAGGCGTCCGAGTAATGGCTGGTCCAATTGTGCAACGGGTTCAGTCGGAAGGCTTTTTTGTCGTCGTCCCACTCGCGCTGGTACTGTTCGAGGGCGGCGAGGCCCGGCTCAGTTCGAGAATGGAACACACACAAAGGAAGGGTACGCCGGACCGCATTGATGCCGTCCTCGAGGCCGGCCAGCGGCACCAGGATGGGGCTGAGCCCCAGCGATTGCATCGTCTCAACGCGCGTTCGCCCACTGCCCCACTCCTTGATCTTCGCGTCGTGCGGAACATAGTCTGAGCCATGGATCCAGCCCCGCTCCTCGTGCCGCTTGAAGATTTCATCACGAAAGTGCTCCACGCCGACGCCGCTCCCGGCCATCACGTCGAGGATCAAGAGCTGTCCGCCGCGCGCCTGGTACCACCAGATAGCCGTGTCATCGCGCACGCCAAGATCCCACGCGCGGTGGACCGGCCGCTCGAGATCCGGTTCGATCTCGAGCACCCGGCCCTCGTTGCGCACGTCGGCCATCTCCAGCGCGTAGTAGGCGCCGAGGATGGCGGCGGTGAACGAGCACATGTACTCCTGCTCATAGGCCGCGCGACCCATGTCGGCGCCGTAGAGCGCGGCGTATTCGCTCAGAGCGTCGCGCAGCTGCTCTGCCGTAAGCGCAGAGGTGTCCACTGCCGTGAGCAATTCCGCGAACCAATTGTCCGCCTGGCGCGCATGGTTGAGGAGAGCGAAGAGGTGATTGCGGCCGCGTGGCGTGCTGATGAACGCAGCCCAGCCATTGTTCTCCTCGAGCATGGGGCGGTGGTACGCCCAGGCCGATGGATTTGACAGCGCCCACTCCGAGTAGGTAATGCCGACGACGCCGGCGCCGACAGTGGCGTCATAACGATCGGAGCCGATAACTTGCCAGGTCGAACCGTTGACAAAACGTATGAACATCTCATTGTCGAGCGTGTTCGCGCGGAGCTCCGGCGGGAAGGCCTCGTCGATGCGACGCTTACCGGTGTGCGGGTTGACCGCAGCCCAGATGGCTTTATGGCCCTGTTTAAATTCCGGCAGGCAGTGCCAATAGTTCCCTACTCGCTTGAAAGCGGACGTTGCCGCATGATGGAGGCAAATCTCGTCCTTACCTGCACGTCGGTGCCAGACTGCGACCGCGCGCTTGCCGCCGTCCTGGAGATATTTCCACAGCTTGAGCTGATGATGCCGCGGACCCCAGCCATGGGCCGGCAGGCGAACGTCGATCGTCATCGCAATTCGCTATAGGCCACGATCGCGGTCAGCGCGATCAGGGCCACGCCGGTGTACATCATCACCAGGCCAATCGTCTCGGTAGTCAAAGTCGCTCTCCACCCGGTTGATCGCCACGATCGCCATGACGACGGCGCCGAGCGTGCCGCCGGCCAGGAACGTCAGCAGATACGTAACCCACTCCATTGTGGTCGCCTCAGGGAGCTCAATCCCCGGCCAGCCTCCGCTTGAACATCGCTGCGGCGTTGGCCTTGTCCTTCATAGCGCAGTCGAAGCAGACGTTGGCGCCGTTGGGACCGTAGGGGCGCAGCTCGTCGTGCTTGCCGCACATCTCGCACGCAGCGCTATTCTCTGCGGCTATAACGATCGGGCCGTCCTTGATGCGGAATGTCATTGCGTTGTATCGGTCTTGCTATAGCGCCCTTCCCAGCGCGCCACCAATTCCTTCAGCGCAGTCAGCACCTCGTCGCGTCGACCGTTGCCGATGTAGTTGATACGGCCGGTGCCCTCGAGCTGCTCACCGAGGTTGTAGATCAGCAGCGCGAAGCCGACCTTCTTAGGCCGGACGTCGCCATTGAAGGCCTCGTCCAGCGCCTGCGCCATGGTGTTCATCATGCGGCGCTGACTTTCGGGGATCGGATCGTGCGCCACCTTCTTCAATTCTCCGCGTCGTCGGCGGCACGCTTGAGCAGCGTATGTGCGGCAATCCTGCAGTACGCCGGGCCCATGGCGCCGATTGCATTGACGCACGCCAGGAACACGATGCGCAAATTTGGATCGCCGGCCTTCTCGGTAGCGTTAGCCCATGCATCTGTAAGGCGCCGCATCTGCTGCAGATCCTCGCGTGATATCGGGCCGGTCATATCGGCGTAGATCCGCTCGTCGCTGTGCATCTCTGTCATGGCTTTTTCCGCCTCATACGTCACCACCAGGCCAACGCCGGGAAATTTCACTTCTTGCCCTCGATGATTGTTCGAATGGTGACGCGGATGTCTTCCGTCCCGTCCTTGCCGGTGACCGGCTGCGCGGGCTTGCCCCAGCCGCGGTCAAGCAGCTGCGCGCACGCTGAGACCCGCGCGGCGTCGCTCTCGCTGTTGGTCGCAATGCCGCCGAGCTGCGTAATGATCGTTTCAGTGTAGGCGCGAGCCATCGACCGCAGTGCCGTATCGTCAATCATTTTTGCTTTTCGTTTAGGCACTTAGAAGGCACCCCTGTAACGCAAAAAGGCCGCGTAGTTCCATCGGAACATACGCGGCCCGCGTTGTGGCGTCCAGCTGCTCAGTTCTGCTCCGGTTGCAAAGGCCCGCGTAGTTCCATCAGGAACATACGCGGCCCGTAGTGTGGCGTCCAGCTACTCAGTTCTGCTCCGGCTGCCAGTCAGGAACCAGCGGCGTCACCCGGTAGCGCAGCATTGCCCGCAGCAGCAGGGCGTGCGCCGGCGGGATCTCGGTCTCGCCGCGGACATACCGCCGCGAGGTGCGCTCGGAAATCCCGAGCACCCGGGCGGCCTTGGCCTGGTCGAGGCCGAGCAGCCGGAACGCGATCACATACTGCTCCGGCGTCATGGTCCGTTCGTACTGCCAGTTGGTCACAGGTAGACCCTCCCGCGCTCGGTCACCTTCAGGTCGTCGTCGAGCAGGCCCTGGCGGACCAGCGCGGAGATCACCCGCTCGCGGTTGGCCCAGCCGAGGGCTGAGCCACCGCGATCGGCAAAATCGGCATAGTCGGTCGGCTCACCATCGGCGCAATCTTTCAGCATGCGCAGCTGTGCAGGACTGATCATTTGCGCTTGTCTCCCTTGGTTGGCTTGACCTTCTCGAGCGGCACCTGGACCGGCTCGACCATCGGAAACACCTTGGTCAGGTCGATGGTGCGCCCGACCATGGAGTTGCCGTTGAGCTCGTAGGCCAGCTTGAGCGCCAGGATCTTCTCCTCCTCGGTCGGAATTGGCGGCATGACGTAGACGGTCTCCTCGGAGCGCACCGAGGCCTGGGCTACGATGTAGACCAGCAACGCCAGCGAGAACGTGCGCAGGATGCGGCGGGTCATTGCTCGAGGTACTCCGACCAGATCTTGCCGGTGAGATCGGCGATCGCCTCCATGCGGGTGTCGCCGCGGCCGGCGGCGGGGGTGTAGTCGAGCGCGCTCTCGACCACCACGGCGCGGTAGCCGCCGCCAGCCAGGCGGCTAGTACGGACCACGGTGCGGTTGTCGTCGGCGTCGCGAAAGAAGTGTTTCTGGGCTCTCAGCATCACACCACCTCGCAATCATCGAGCAGGAAACGCATCGTCTTACCGGAAACGTCCAGCTTGACGTGGGCGATCTCGCGGCCGAGACCGGAGGCACGGTGCGAGCAGCGGTCACGGGTGACCTTGACGATCTCGCCGTAGCGGTCGCCCATCATCCAGCGGTCGGTGTAGGCGGGGATTTGAACTCTCATGTGATGGTCTCCTTCAGGTAGGTGCGGGCTTCGTCGGTTAGGCGCGCATAGCTCAAGAGGTCGAATGCCTTGGCGCGGGGGTTTGCAGCTTTCGCCAAATCAGCCTTTACGGTTTCGAGGGTGCGCAGGCCGCGGACTTCTTCGCGGTATCTGTAGGTGGACATGTGATGGTCTCCACGGCGGGATGCCGTAGATGGTTTATGGCACGCCCCTGGTGGGCGGTCAAGCAGTCCTCCCAATATTATTTTAAAATAAATTGCATTAAGGCCATTGACGGGAGGTGGGAGGACTGGTAGACCTCCTATCACTGAAGCACACCAACCCACCGGAGACCATCATGTCCAAGCTGCTCGAAGCCTTCAAAACCACCAACTCGCTGGTCAACGCCCGCAAGCTGGTCGCCAACGCCCGCCGCCACCCGATGGCGATGTGCATGCTGACCGAAGATGACGCCCACATCTTCCGCGAAGCCGAGCGCCTCGTCGAAAAGGAGGGCTGATGCTCGAGATCTGCATCGCCCTGTTCATGCTCGGCTGCTTCGGCGCCGGCGTCTGCATCATCAACAGCGGCTTCTGCGAGTGGCCGCCGAGCGCCGGGGAGGACTGAGCCTCCCGACATCGACTTCACGCCCGGCAGCCTCGGCTTACCGGGCCTGAGGGCGTAGAGGGGCAATCCTGCCACCCGGAGACCATCACATGACCAACACCAACCTGACCGCCCTGATCGACGCTTACGCCGCCGCCAAGACCCAGCTTGGCAGGCTGGAGGCCGAGAAGAAGAAGCTGGAGGCGGCCTTAGCCGAGCTGCCCGCCGGCGCTTACGAGAGCGAGGACAACCGCCTGACCATCTCGGACACCGTCCGCCTCGGCTATGACGAGGAGCTGGCGGCCAAGGTCAAGGAGGCGACCGACGCGGCCACCCGCGCCGTGCTCGACGGCCTGTCGCGCCAGTACCTGGCCGCACACACCACCGAGAAGACCGTCCGCACCCACCGCATCGGCATCCCGACCGGCAAGAACCTGGCCTGACCACCGTTCAAATCGTTCAAACCGTTCAAAGGCCCCCTTACGGGGGCCTTTATCGTTGGACCTAATTGGACCTAATTGGACCTAATTGCCAAAGCTAGGCACGTCGTCGTCGAGGGTGTCCTCGAGCCGGCGGCCGTCCCGGATCCCGTCGAGCGGGTCATTGATGGTGCGCCGGATCGCCTCGACGGTGGATCCGGGGAAGACTTCCTTGACCTGCACCACCTCGCGGTAGTTCGACAGCATCACCCCGATTTCGTCGAGGGTGTAGACCACCAACTGGCGGCCTTGGGTCATCACGCCATGCGCCGCCGCCTGATCGGGCACAATGGCGGCTACAGTGCCGTCCGGCAAAGTCACCTCCCATACCTCGGGCGACAAAACGGGCGCATGGGCGGCCTCCGCGGCCCGGTCCAGCGCGATCCAGGCGTTGACCATCCGCTGCGCCTCGGTCTGCACCTCGGCCAGGTCGCCATGCCAGATCGCGGCGTTGAGCTTGAAGCGCTGCTTGTCGAACTTTTCCCGCATGGCGGTATCGACCAGGAGGCGGAGGCGACCCGCTCCCCATTTGTTCTCCATCGTGATCGCAGCGTGATCTGCACCGTCGATCGCGGCCTTGCCGGCGAGGTGGCTGCCATAGGAGTTGGCCCAAGAATTGGGAGAGCCAAGCGGTCTGGTATCAGAGTAGCCTTCCTTGACCTTTGTCATTCTTCGCTTCCTTTCGTGTGATGGCCTTCAGTTCGTTGGTGAGACGCTTGTAGTCCCGCTCGTACCCAGACAGGCGGCTCTTGACCACGGCTCGATCGGTCTTGACCGGGCCCCATTCCTTGGCCAGCTCGTCGAGCGCCGCAAACAGCGGCACCCTGGCGGGCGCGCCGGCGGGGTCGAACACCACTTCCCGCATGTTCCCGCGGCTGTGGGTTCGCAGCACATCGTGCTCGATATCGCCCTTGGCATACCAGTAAGGGGCTAATTGCTGGTCGTATCCGGCGAGCGTCTGCGCCGTGTCAGCCATCACTTCGGACAGTTCCGCCAGAGCTATTTTTATTGATTTACTGTCGCCATTCATGCGCTGCTCCAATCGCAAAAGGGTGGCCCTCTTCTAAGGACCGTGCGCCAAGCCCGCGCCGATAGGCAAGCGGGTGGCGCAGCTTTTGCGCCAGCGCCCGGTCCTTAGTGCACCCGATTGGCGCGGCGCACTTTCTGCGCCAATGCTGCGCCAATGGTTTTCTATTGGCGCACATTATTCGAACACCTCGGGAGCCCCATCTGGACGCTTGTTCCGGTCGAATTTGACCCCCGTCCTGGGCTTGCGCTGCTGGGGGTCGTCATACTCGACCGTGTACAGGGCTCCACTCTCCAGCCAAGCCTTGATCATCTGCTTGGCCCGCTCCTCTGGTATACCAAGCATCTGCTCCAGCACCCGTCCGGCAAAGCGGTCCTTGCTCATCACAGTCGGCCCGAATAGCTGCCCGGTCGGGCGCCCGTCGTCGGCCAGGACGCCGCGGTCGATCGTCTCCAACGCCAGGCCTAACTCGCGCGCCGTCACCCCATCCATGATGCCTGGAGGCTGCCACGGGTCGAGCACGCCAACGTCATCGCCGGCGATCAGTCCGGTGCCATTGTTGAGGGAGACGGTAATCTTCCTGAACCACTTGACCCTGCCCTTGGCCGAGTGGTTGGCCTTGGCATCGTCGAACCGGACGTACTGGTCCCGCTCCTCGGGAGGGATGTTGAACAGCTTGGCCTCGTCCTCGGTCATGGTGAACAGTGTGGAGAGAATACGCGCGGTCCCGATCAAGGCCCCGCCGCCGCGGCTCGCGTCCGCGTTCCCGGCCATGTCGCCGGCGTATTTCTTGGTGTGATGCACCAGTAGCAGCGAGCCCCGGATCCGCCGCGCCACCTCGCGCCACAGGATGCCGGCCCATTTCACCTCGGAATTGCTGTTCTCGTCGCCTTCGAAGGTCTCGGCGAACGGGTCAGCAATCACTAGCCCGATATCGTTGGCCACAATGGTCGCGACCAGGTCCTCGATCAGGGGCGTCCGGATTACCGACTTGCTACGGCTGTCCATCTTGGCAATGACGATGCTTTCCGGCGCATCGGCCAGCAGCACCTTGCCGACCAGGTCAGCCTGGTTGACGCCCATCGACTTTGCCGCGGCGAACAGCCGGCGCCGCATCTCGTCGAAATCGTCTTCGGCATTGATCACCAAGACCTTTTCCGGCTTGCGTGGAAACCAGCCGCCCCACGCCAGGCCGAGCGCCACCGCGATTGCCAGCTGCAGGGTCAGCAGCGACTTGCCTGACGCCGGCGGTGCCACCAGCACCGACAGATTGCGCTTCAGCAGCAGGCCGGGGACGATCCAGTCGCGAACCGGGATCTCGTTTTCGACGATCGGGAAGGCCGACCGCAAGGCCAGCGGCTGAGGCGGCGGCGTATGGACAAAACCCTCCCCGATTTTGGTCTGGTTTTGTCCATAGTCCTTGCCGGGTTTTTTGGCCTCCTCGGCGACTTTGGTGTCCCACAGCTCCATGGCGCGGGACCATTTGCGCCAGAACTCGGTGAGACCGCGGCCCTCCATGTCGAGCAGCTCGGACTTGGCCTTGTCGGGATCTGCCAGCCGCGGCGTCACTTCTCGCTCATAAACCTGGTATTTCTCCCGCGCCTTGGCAGCGCTCTCGCTGTCGGTTGGCTTGATCGGACATTCCCGGCGCCAGTCGACCACGGCGCCCCAGACCAGATCGCGCATCTT